GCGAACGGAGCAAGCGCGAATGTTCTCAGTTATGAGGACTGGCTTGCGATGTCGACGCTCATCGAGAACGGCTTTCAGTCGGGCATCGCGATCAGCGAGCAGTTCAATCGGCTTCTGGCACAGGGCGCGGCGGCAGGGTATGCGGTTGGACAGTACATCGTCGATCAGCTTCAGATCGATGCGGATCCGCTCGATGCTGAATCCTTGGCGCTCAATTTCAAGCAGGCCATGACTTTTCTGCCGTTGGCAGGCGGAACGATGACGGGAAGCATCCTGTTCTCGACTGTTTCAGGCACGGCAGGCCGGACGTTGATTCAGGGCGGCATGGCCGACACCGATTCGTTCCGTATCCGGATCTCAGGCACGGCGGCAGACGCAGGACTCGCCGAGATCGCCACGAGTGGCGACGGAAACGAGCCGATTTACATTCGTCAGTACGGCGGAGTGTTCAATACTCTCGTGCGCAGTCTGACGCTTCTTGATGCTTCGGGGAATTCGGCGTTCCCTGGCACAGTCTCAGCTCCGAGCGGTTTCGTCGGCGATCTGACGGGAAAGGCGACGAGCGCAGGTACGGCAGACACGGCAATCAAGGCACAGCAAGACAGAAACGGGAAGGTCATCGATCAGACGTACTCTCCGATTCTCGTCGGCGAACTCAAGTGGTACGCAGGACGCACTGTCCCGAACGGATACCTTCTGTGCGACGGACGGCCTGTCAGCAGAACGACCTACGCGAAGCTGTTTGAAGCCATCGGCACGATTTACGGCTCTGGCGATGGTGCAACTACTTTCAACTTGCCCAATGGCAACGGGCGTACCTTGCAGGGCGGTTCTACATCTGAGGTAGGCACTTACAGAAATGCCGGGTTGCCCCCGATTACTCATACTCACTCAGGCACTACGGAAAGTGCAGGAAGCCATACCCATACCCGTGGCAGCATGGAAATTACTGGCACTTTTAGCGGTGCGGGGCAATCTGGTTCTCTTACACCCCCAGTGTCAAGCGGAGCCTTTTACATTGCTCGAGCGGCCGGCGGAGTGAAAGTCGCGAATTCCGAAGGCGAAAAGGATGATCTTTTTGGTTTCAAAGCGTCCAACGCTTGGACGGGTTCAACCTCATCCAGTGGCGATCATACTCATAGTTTCACAACGGGTAACAATTCTGGCGTGAATGCCATTTATGGCACTTCTAGTACAGTTCAACCCCCGGCAATGATCGGAATGCTAATCATCAAATACTGATAGGGAATTAAAAGATGGCTACGAATAAACTTTTGCCTTTCGCCAACGGAGTCGGCGCGAATGTTGTCGATTACGCGACTTGGTCTTCTCTTTCTACTCTGCTCGGACAAGGTTTTGTGACCGGTGTGGCTCGTTCGGACTACGCAAATCGCGTATTCGCCCAGGGAGCGCTTGCGTCGTATATCCTCGGCCAATTTGTTGTCGATCAGACGGCGCAGGATGCCGACCTGAATGAGAGCGTGTTCTATACCAATTTCAAGAACGCGCTCGTTACTTACATCAAGGCGAACAGCGTCACGCTGAACACGGCGCAAACTGTCGGCGGCGTGAAGACTTTCACGTCCAGTCCCGTTGTTCCGACTGTAACCGCCGGAGATGATACTCAGAAAGCGGCATCAACCGCATTTGTGAAAAAGGCGATCGATGATTCCGTCAACAATGTCAAGGCTGTTTCTTATGACGTTCAGACTCTGACAGATCCTGAAAAGGCACAAGCAAGGGCGAACATCAGCGCGGCAGACGCAAGCGCTGTCGTAGACAAGACTACGAACCAGACCGTCGGCGGTGTTAAGACGTTCTCTGATTCTCCGATCATTCCGACCGCGACCGCCGGAGACAACTCGCAGAAGGCGGCTTCGACCGCTTTTGTTAAAGAAGCGGTCGATGATTCTGTCGCTGATGTCGGTGCTGTGTCATACAAGGTTCAGACGCTGACCGAATCAGAGCAGACTCAGGCAAGGACGAACATCGGCGCGGCTAAAGAATCCGAAGTGGTCAAGATCGTCGCTCAGACGCTGACAGAAGCAGAGAAGGCTCAGGTGAGAGCCAATATCGATGCGGCTGATGCCTCTGACGTTGTGCATCTGACTGGATCTGAATCCGTGTCCGGCGTGAAGACGTTTACCGACGCTCCGCTCGTTCCGACTCAGGCCATCGAGGACTTCTCTCAAAAGGCGGCAAGCACGGCTTTTGTGCAGACGAAAGTTCGCTCTGAAGTCGATCAGCTTCAGGCGCAGTTAAACGCGCTCGAGGGCGCTGTTTTAACCGCAACGGACAACACCGCCGTTGCGTATGCAAAGCCTATCCCAACCTCCGCAAATCTTTTCAAATACGCCGCCATTCAAAATTTCGGTGGTAGGTCGATCGTGTGGAATCAACTCGTAGATTCAAGCACATCGACTGTTACGCTGATTTCCGGGCGAAAATATATTACTGTCGTTTCAGGCACTTGGACGCTTGTTACAGGTGACGGATCGTCCGTTTCTGTCACTCCCGGAACGGATCAGGTTTTCGATTTAACTCTCATGTTCGGCGTAGGCAACGAACCCTACACGGTCGAGGAATTCCGTGCCATGTTCCCCGATGAATATTACGCATATTCCGAAGGGGAAATTAAATCTGCGGGCGTGAATAAGATTGTTTCTCGTGATTCAAACTCCGATGTTTTAGCGGAGATGAATATTCCCGCCGAAATCCTCGCTCTGCCGGGCTACGGCTGGTCAGCAGGAAGCGTTTACAATGAAATTGATTGGGAGAATAAGAAATATATTCAGAGAGTTGCTCAGGTTGATTTGGGCGATTTGAGTTGGGTAAACGATTACAGCAATTACAGAGTTTATACATCGGGTCTAATCAACTACATCGCAAAGCCGGTTTCTGGTGAACATATTGCAAAACTGACTTGCTCGAGATTTCCGGCAATTTCAGTGACCAATTTGACTTCAGGAATGACCGGCATTTCAGTCAGCTCGTCCGGCGCTACTTCTGTCGGAATTGGAAGCAACGACCAAGCGACAATGGATGCGTTAATCCAAAGTTTTCCCGGCGTGAAACTCAATTACGAACTCGCCACTCCTATCGAAACCGACATTTCCGCTTTAATTGACGATAACGCCATCGAAGTCGAATCTGGCGGTTCTATCACGTTTGAAAACACGAACGGCGATGATTACAGGATTCCCGTGCCGAGTTCATTAGTCACTATGGAGAAACCATAAAATGATGGAAATTCCCTACAGCACAAAAATCAGACTTGCAAAACTTGAGGGTCAGAAAGCGATGGACGCTCTGTATCCTGAGTATGTTTCTCACCTGATTCACGAGCGGTATTCCATAAACACGGAACTCGCGCTTTTGAGGCAAATGACCACAAAACCCGGCGACTTCGCCGAGTACAACGAATTCGCTGAAGCCTGTAAGGCGAAAGCGAGAAAGGAAATCTACGGGGAGTGATTCAAATGATGGCGATCATTAAATGGGTCGCCTTTCTGCCGATATTCTTCGCAAGTTCAATCGCGGCGTGGGCGGTTTCTCCGCTCGCGCCGCTTTTTGCGCATGAATACTCGCTGAAAGGTACGTGGCTTTGGTGGAGTACGACTCCTAATACCAACTTGCTCGGAGATCCGGATCATCGGAAACGATGGGAAGGACGCTCCGTCTATCTGCAACAGGTAACTTGGATTCTCAGGAATCCGAGCGTCAACTTTCAGCGTGAAGTCCTCGGCGTTGATGTCCATCCTGACGATGACTATCACCAGAAGCACACTCCTCTGGACGATGGCGGAGAGATCAAGGTCGAGATTGTGCGCAGAGACGGAAAGCTCATCGCTTGGATGTACTTCGCGTTAATCCCTTGGTTCTTCAGAAAGGACAAGGCTATTCGCATTTTGCTCGGTTGGAAGTGTTGGGACTTCTGCGTCAAGAATCCTTTGCAGATGACGGCGCGAATTACCTTGTGGAAGTCGATGTGATGAAGTTCATAGATCTCGCATTCCCTGACACATGGGACAAGTTAGCCGTCGCATTCGGAGCGCTCCTCGGAGCGCTCTTTCAATTTGCTTTCGGACAGTGGACGGACGGGTTGTCGTGGCTCGTCTGTTTTGTCATCGGCGATTGGATGACCGGCACGATGGCAGCGTTCATCACGGGCGAACTGAACAGCGACGCAGGGCTGAAGGGGATCATGAGGAAAGTCTTGATGTTCGCCTTCGTCTCGCTTGCTCACGGCTTGGACATCACGCTTGCCGACCTTGGCTTCACGGCGTTCAGTTTTATGTCGCTCACTGTGACCGCTCTCGCAGTCAATGAGGCCGTGAGCATCATCGAGAACTTCGACCGAGCCGGATGCGGATCCTTCGTCCCTCCGGTCATCCGTCAGGGACTCAAGACCATCCGAGAGGCGGCGGAGAAGAAACTTGAAGGTGAAAAGAAATGAAATTTTCAGATTTTGATCCTGCGCAGGCAGCCGAATTTGTGGCGCAATTCGAAGGCTTGGCGCTCAAGGCTTATCGCTGTCCTGCCGGAGTCCTCACCATTGGCTACGGGCATACCGGCTCCGATGTCTACGAGGGACAAGAGATCACCAAGGACGAGGCGCTGGATCTCCTCGCAGACGATCTCCGCAAGCACTTCGACGCGATCAAGCGGATGATCACAGTCGAGGTTACCGAGAACCAATGCGTGGCGCTTCTGAGCTTCGCGTTCAATGTCGGCGCGACCAATTTCCAGAGGTCATCCGTCCGGAAAAATCTCAATCGCGGAGCGCCGCTTCAGGCGGCGGAGTCCTTCCTGTTGTGGAATCGCGCAGGTGGGAAGGTCTTACCAGGCTTAACGAGACGGAGGAACGCCGAGCGTCGGCTGTTCTTGAAGCCATGAGTAGTCTTTACTCACTTTTGATCGGAGCGCTCGCGGTTGTCCTTGTCTTTGCGTCCGGATATGAGACAGGCAAGACGGCAGAACGCGAGCGCATGAACGAAATCATCAAACAGGAGCAGATCACTCATGCCAAAAGCCTCGCAAAAGCGGCGGACACGATCAGCGTCGCGTCTCGTGAGTACGACTCTGTTCGCAGTGAGCGCGATGTGTTGTCTCGCAAGTTGCTCGACGCAACCCGTCGCGGTCGAGAAGCCGATTCCCTCGGAACTTGTCAGCGCCGAGTTACCGATCTGGAGAGCATGGTCGGACAGTTACACGGAATGGTTGAGAAGTGTGACGCAGGATGGAACGGCTGCGCAAGACGGAAAGATGCACTCGTCGAAGCAGTCAAATAATTTTTGACAACTGATCAAAAAATTTAGCAAAAACAACGCAAGTTTTTGATAATTTTTTGACAAGTTGACAAATTTCGTCAAATTCTTATCATTCGCATCCGTTCCGGATTTTGACGGGTTTTCATCCGCAACAAAGAACTCGTCACGTTTATCTGATTTTGAGTGATTGCAAAATCGGGCTTGAGAACGTCACTCCGTCAGCCACCTCAGATCAGGCTGATTCAAG